CTACGGAAGCCTTTTTTTCTTTTAGGTGTTTTGTGAGCCAGTTGATAGCGGATGTGTAGGAGCCGTAAGTTCCTCCGTAGTTATCTACAACGAAGCTACTAATGCCGTACTCTTGTAGGTCTGACTTGAGGTATTCAGCAACCTTCTTGTTGTATGTCCATTCGTTTATATGCCCGCAACTAACTGCACCCATATCTCCTTTCCTGCTATGACCAACACAGATGGCTACATTGAGTTCCTCTCTTGGTATGCTGTTGGTTGGGAAGGGTATATTCTTTGGTTGTTCTTTTAGTTTCTCAAGCTCCTCGATTGATTCGATTGCTTGGCTGATTGCTTCTTGAGCTTCGAACAGCCCTTTCTTTATGTGCTTCATATATTCCTTAGAAATTGTCGTTGTTTAAAAATGGTATCAAGTGAGGCAAAGGTATTCCTAAGCCCACCTCGTTAATCCTAAAGCCAGTTAGGGCTATTCCTATGATGTTGTTTGTTGCCAAAGTAGTTGTCTGCCATCCGTTGTAGCTCTTCGTCTAGTAAATCTTTCTTACGATCCTTCATCTTTGTCTCAGCATCTTGAGCCATTTGTTCTGCCCAGTAGCTTACAGCCATCGCAAGAGCGTCAAGCCTGTCATCGTGTGTTATAGCGCCCCTGTCTCTTGTTATTCGTGATAGTTGGTAGATCAGTTGGTACTTCAGTTGTGACTCAAGAGGGTAGTTCTGGGCTGAGTTAAAGTCGTGTCTAATGACATCAGGAGACATTACAAGCTTGTGTTGGCTCATTACTGGCTCAAGGGTGTCTATGATCCTCTTTTCTTTCTGGATGCTGTGCCGAACCTCTTCAATAGAGCAGGGATGTATTTTGTTTAGAAAGGGTTTGAACAACTCACTAAACATACCATCACCAAAGTTACTCTCTACAATGATGTAGTTTACCTTGTGTGTCTTGGCTTTCATGGCAAGCACCTTTAGAACATCTTCTCCGTATCCTCCTTGCATTCCCCCTGCGTCTGGGACGTATAGGTAGCCGTTAAGCATCTTTACGATTGCCCAAGATGTCTCATCTCGTCCTCTTCCAGAAGGGTCAATAGACATCACTGATCCTGTGTATTCTACCATGTCCCCTACTTGTTTCATGGGGCGGTAGAATCTGTCACCAGTGAAGCCTACGTTTGGCACATCGCCTCCCCAGATTAGATCAGGAGCTTGCGCCCAAACTATCTTCTCAGGAGCTACCTCATCGTCTATGTCCATAACAACAAGGTCGTTTACTTTTAGAGGGTAGCGGTCGAGGTCAGACAGCCTACTATCCAACATAAACTGCATAGCAAATCCTGCCTTGCCGTAGCTAACCTCACGCTCTGTTAGATCTAAGTCACTAAACCTTAGAGGTTCTGTGGACTTACCTTTATTTTTCTCAGACACGCAGAGAGGACTCACCCTCCCGTAGTATGTTTTTTCATTCTTTTCGGGAGTAATATATTTGCAAGTCCATATACTCGCAGTGTAGTCTCTCTCCATTAGTTTATTGTAAAGAGAGTCTTCACATTGGGGTGTACCAAGAAAGACAATCTTGGATTCCTTGTCAGGTTTTAGTATGGATTCGAACTCCTTAACCTGCTCGCCCAGTTTATCTCTCATACCCTGCGTGGCTGAGTTGTTGGGAACCTCCACGTCATCCGCAACTATGATGTCAGCCCTGCTACCTGTGAGTTGGGAGGAAATGCCTAGCGACTTCACGCTCGGAGCATGGCTCGCAGGAGCAAGACCAACATCAAAACTTATCTTAGAAAATCTTTGTGTAGAAGAAGGGATTAAATCAGCTAACAACGGCATCTCGTGAATTAGCCTTAAAGTAAACGTAGAGAAATCATCTGCTCTTGTTTTACTTGCAGAGCATACAAGAATGTTTTTAGACGGATCTAATAGAAGCTGATGAACTACATAAGCAGAACAAATCCACGACTTACCAACTCCTCTGAACCCTTGGATAACAGCTCTTCGAGAACCATTCTGCATCCAGTCTGCCATCTCATATTGTATGTCGGTGGGGTCAGGTAGATTTAGATGCTTCCAAGTAAGGTAGAGGAAATTGCGAAAGTCTTTAAGCTCTTCGGGTAAAGAATCTTTAGAAGACATTTTGCGCTTAATATATAATTACTCTTGCCCACTCGCAACTGCTCGATCTATTCCCTCTTCTTCTTTGAAGGGAAGAATGCTTACAAGGTCTTGTATCTTATCGTCTTGTTGAAGAGAAGAATGTATGCCGTTGTCCTTTAAAAACTGTCGAGCAGCATTTAAAAGCGAGGGTTCTGCTTCCCCTAGCTGTATTCTTCCTATAAATTCGTCAGTCAGAAGATCCTGCAAAACGTGCATTTTTTCCATACTGTTCTTTTCGTTGTCTTCCATATTATCCTTTTTTTCTTATTTCCTTAATTATTTTTAAGATCATGTAGGTAAGTGTTGCCAAGCCTACAAGAACCGCCAACAATTCGTTGACATCACCAAGGGTTATGTTCGCAAGTAGACCTAAAACACCAACAGTTGGCGTTGTGAATTGATTGTTCATCTCTGGTTGCTTTTATGCTAGTTGAAATATTCCTAAAGCCGCACGTTGGGCAATTATTTGTAGAGTTCCTGCTCCAGAATTAGCTTTTACTCTCAGTTTAATAGGTTGGTTTGTTGTCAAATAATCAATAGCAAAGGTACTTACTGAGGCTTTAGTCATGTTCGTATTAGAACCTCCTGAAGCGTGTGTTTCAGAGATACTTTGGATCGTGCCGTTTATAGTAGATCCACTTTTATCTATCTGTATTTCAACGTGCGAAAGGTCATTAGGGTCGGTACAATTCACCTCCACTTGTCCTTGAATACAATAATAACCATTGGCAGGGGGTGTGAAGGTATTGTTTGCAAATGAGTTTGTATTATCTCTTTCCTCATCGTTTAGAACAACGTCTGTAAGTGTATTAGCTGTTAAAGTCTGAGGTGCGCTATTAGTTACAAACAGTTTAGCAAAATTAGAAGTTGGTATACTTACAGTTCCACTAGCCGTCAGGTTTGCTACAGTTGTAGTTCCTGCAAGAGTCAGGTTATTAAGGTTTGTAAGTTGCGTTCCGACAGCTCCTGCATCCTCGGACACTTCTTGAGCAACAAAAAGTCCTTGCTTGTAAGCTGTATCCAGGTCACTCTCGGTCAGCCTAGCGCCATCCACAAAGTCTACAAGTGCGTTTGAAGTGGTTGAACGATACACCCGAACTTTAGTACAATAAGCAGCAGCAGGAGAAGCTGATAAAGTTATAGTTTTAGCTGAAGCATCTCTTGAAGATATTGTTAAAGCTACCTTGGTGTCGTTTGCCAAACGTCCAAAAATGTTTACGTCATTTGCATTCAGCACATCTAAATTTTCAAAACTAAATGTAGCCTGTCCCAGACCGTTGGTTCCTATCCCAGTTGCCGTATATTCTATATATGAATTTGCCATGATAATTGTTTGTTGTTTGTTTGTTGATTAATCTTTTATTTGTCTTCTATTTCTAAAATTTCTAACATTGTACGATCATTAGACCATATAATTCCTGACGCTTTTTCAGCTTTTTCACCAAGAACGTCTCCAAGATATTCTTCTTCTCCAACAAACGTATTTGCTCTTATATATTTATTTAAATATCCTTTGTTAAGAATAACGTCAGATTCAAAACTGTCTTTAACTTTTCTGTAGGCAGATGCTCTTAACTTATTTATTTTTTCGTAAGCAGCTAAACCTTTTATTTCTAAGCCTTCTGCGTTTTTTTCGCCCATTTTATTAAAGGCGTTAATGCTGTTTAAAGTTTGAATTGTGTTGTTAATTTCAAACTGCATTTCAGTTGTTTCACTTAGTCTTTTTGCAAATTCAGTTCTTAGAGTATAGCCTTCTTCATCTACCCAATCGGATAGTTTTTCTCCATAAATAAAATCGTCACTACCTGCAAACTCAGTAACTAAAATACCACTTGTATCATTAACCGCTAACTTTGTTAAGGGAGTCAATTCTGTTTCGTCTTCTGGAAAGACTCTCCCTAACTGAGACGCAAAGTTTTTTGTACTTTTTTTAGGATTACCATAAAAATCAAATTGCTTTTCGCTCATAGGTCTTCCAAGCGTGTGATAAAGCATTCTGTCTGAAAAACTACCACCTCTAAGGTCGCTTATTTGTCCATCTCCGTTTAACAACTTATTCCAGTTTTTAATTTCAGCAGGAACAGGAACAAAACTTCCTACTGCTTTTTCCCACCAATATCTAAATGCGTTTCTATTTTCAATGTTTACTGCTTTTCCAATGTCTTTAATTCCTTGAAATAAAGGGTTGTCCATAGCGGTAGCGTTTGCAGAAGCAAATGCAACGCTTAACAAATCTTGTCCTTCTTCCAACTCGTCATTTTCTTTCATTTCTCTCCACCTTTGAACATCCCCCATTAAAGCACTAATTTGGGCGTAAGGAGCAAACTGCCTATATGCAACAGGTTTACCATCTATCATTACAGTGTGTGGTTTAAAACCTGCTTGCATTTGGTTGAATCTTTGTTTGTCTGTCATCCACCCCATTGATCCTGTTAAAGCTCCTGCATCGGCTAATTCCCAAGCTGCGTAGCCAAAGCCTAAAGTAGACAACATTCTGGTATATTCCTTTACGTTAAAATCTACGCTCCTAGCTTTAAGGGTATCAATTCTTTCGCTTAAAATAATGCGTGATTTATGCATCTCATCAATTTGAGCTTTTGTTAATGTAACCTTTTGTCCTTCTTTGCCAAAAACAAACCCTTCATCTAATCGGGTATCTATGACTCTTTCTTGGGCTTTTAAGTCTTTTATTCCTTTGTTGTATGGATTTCTAAAAGTAGTTCTTCCACTTAAAATTCTAAAAGGAGAAAATTGATTTTTTGTGCTTAATGAAGAAGTTCTTAATGCAACAGATAAAAAAGGCACAGGAACATTACGCAGCGTTTCTACAGCTACGTTTTTCTGTTCCGCTCTTGTCAATCCTGCAAGCAATCTATCAACAGACGGCTCATAAACTGTTGTTGCAAAATCGTCCGAATAAGCACCCCAAAACATTTCTTCTCTAATGCCATTTGCCCACTCTACGTTTTCTTCCGTAGTTTTGAAAACTCTTACGCCATCTTCATTTAATTCCCAATAGCTGTCTTCAATTTCTTTTGCCTTCTGTCTTATTTTTACTCTGCGATCTTTTCCTTTATACGCTGCAAATTCTTGTGTGGCTCTTACTAAAGCCTCTTGAGAAGAAGCCTGTCGTAATAAAATTCTAAAAAATACATCATCACCTGCTACTATTGATCTTAAACCTATTGTGCTTACGCCTTGTATTCCTCCTTTTACCACCCCTGTAGTTTTACCTGACATATGTTTTAGCAGGTTGTTTTGAGCAGCCACAACTTTTGCAGCGTTTTGACCTTGTTTAATAATAGAACGAGCAGGACCACTTGGAATATTACCTCCTCTGTTAGCGTCTAGGTAAGTTGCAGAAGTATTTTCTCCTGCTAAAGTTTCTGAACGTATATTCTTAAAAGAAGTTTTAGCTGATTTAAATGTTTCCCCCATATCTTTAAACACGGCTTTAAAAGTAGTTGTGTGGTCGTGTATTAATATTTCCCATTTATCTCTAATTAAAGTTTTAGGAGCGTTTGGGTGAAACCCTGCTATAAATCTAGCCCAAGGTTTAGCAAGTCCTCTCGTAGCAACAGCCGTTGATGCCGACACAGGACCAAGAACTACAGTTTTAAGCTGATTAATCATTGCAAGTTTACGATAAGAAAGAAGCCCTCTTAATCCGCTTTTAGTTTTACCGAGAACAGAAGCGTCCATTTCTTTTTGAAAAGCTCTACCTATGTTTTCGTAAAATTCAGTTTGTTCGTCTGTTATTTCTTTTTTTGCTAGTCTGTTAGCTTTACTCTTTGCTTTGTTTTTTAGAGCAGTTAGTTCGCTTCTAATTTTCTTAGGTTTTACTCCAAGCTCTTCTGCTCTTTTATTTAGATGTGCAGTCTTTTCAGCTTTTGTAAGTTTATTATATTCTTCTAATTTTATTCCGAGCTTATCATCTATTTTTGTTTTTGTTTCATCTAATGACTTAGCTTCGGTTTCAACAGCTTTTTCTTGTGTGTCTTTTAAATTCTTAAGGTCTTCTATTTCTTTAGTGTCTTTAAACTTTTCGCCTTTTTCTTTTGCTTTGTATTTTTCTTGTTCAGTAAGTTTGTTGATTTTATCATCAATTCTTTTAACATTATCTTTTGCTATCTTACTTGCTGACAACACTCCTCCTTCAGAAATATCCCCTTTAAATATTTTACTTAATTCTTCAAACTTACCTGCATCTTTTATGTAACCTTTTAAAGCTTTCGCTGCTATTTCGAGTCCTTCATTTTCTGCCTTTGCTCTAGCAGAAGTTCTTTCTACAGCATTTCCAAACCAATTTGATAGACTATACCTACGCTGTGAAGCTAAACCACTCTGCGCCCACTCTTGATCTAAATCATCTAAAAGTTTTGTGTTTAGTTTGCTTCTTATTTGTATGTTTTTTAAAAGAGCAGCAGCTTCGTCTTTTCCTTTTCCTCCTTTTGAAACTTTGTTACTAAATCTTTGTATAATTACATCAGCTTCATCATTTAACTCTTTTTTTATCTTTTTAGCGTCTTGTCTTATTTGAGGTTTTTGCAATTCTAAGGGGTTAGCTTTTCCTGCTTCCGTTTTACTTACTCCTTGTGCTTCAAATTCTTCAGCTAATTTTCCAGACTTTATTGTTAAATCATTTTTCTTTTTAATTATATCATCTACATCCTTATCAAAATCTCTCTTTGGTTTACCTGGTTTAAGATCTAACTCTTCTACTGGCGGTCCTTCATCTCCCCAACTTTTTTCTGGGTTTACTGCTGCTGCTGCTTTAGTAGAATGTAACTCAAGTTTTAAAGAATAATCATCTAAAACATATTTAGCGTCAGCCATTTCTTTAAGCTTTATTTGCTTAGTAGCTAACACGTCTTTCCGCATTAAATTTGATCTGCTGTTAGAATCTGGCTTTATCTTTTTTTTATCTTTAGCAATGCTTTTTTCTAGAGCTTTTATTTCTTTGTCTAGTTTAACTTGGGTTCTTCCTACGGCTCTTTTGTGTAACTGTCTTCCCCACTTTGTTTGTACTAGATCCATCGCTCCTCTTGTACCTACATTCATAACCCCACCCAGTCCTGCTGCTAACATATATTCAGTAGCATCTCTTGAATCACGTTCGTCTAATATTAACTGAAGCTCTTGTCTTAAAGCTGTTTCTGCTACAGCAAAACTAGAACCTCCTACCATTCTGGTTCCTTGTTTACCTGCTACTTCTACCACTCGAACCGAACCTTTATATATACCTAAGTCTGCAAAAGTAGAACCTCCTACTTTAATTTTAGAAGTTATTGCGTGCGCTCCATCTTTAAATTTGCCTCCTGCGGAAGTTAATTTACTTGTTACAGACAAACCAAACTTTGAAGTTGGTCCTGCTAATCCTCCAAACAAAGAAGCAGCCATAATCTCCCCTGCGGAATATTCATTGTTATTTAAAAGAGCGTTCCTAGTAGACTGTCCTGCAACATTAGATAAGCCCCAAATAGCAGCCGAAGTTCCAAAGAAACTTAAAGCTGATCCTACAGTAGAAAAAGGTTCAAGTGCTTGTGGTCCTGCTACTCCTGCTGCCGTTGTAAGCATCCTAGCTTTTTTAAGCGTGCTTATATTTTTAGCCGCCCATAAAGCAGTGCCTCCAAAACCAAGACTTAATTCAACTGCTGCTCCCATCCCAAACGCAAAATATTCTTTTTTTGTTTGGTTATCGAAGTCTTTTTCATCTCTTAGTTCTTCCTCTTGATCTATTATGCTGTTTTTCTCGTGCCAGTCTGGAGGATATATAATAGCTGATTCAGCTTGATTTTCTTCTTGCTCTGCCATTTAAATTTTATCTGTTAAAAAATTGTTTTTGAATCTCAAAAAAGTCTTCTAGTAATCCCCTAGAATAAATACCTAAAGATAACATTGTTTGTAGATCCTTCTCTGTCTGAGCGTCTACGTTTAAAGGTACGTTTCGTTTTAAAAGTTCTTCTATCTCAAACTCATCTCTATCAATGTAAGCTTCTGCTACTTTATTAAATCTTTCTTCGTATTCTGTTATGTCAGTTTCATTAAACAACTTAATTTCGTACCAACTCAAAAAAGAATCCTGTAAATCTTTAGCAACATTTTCTTCATCAAACTCTGGGTATCCATAGATACTTTGAATAAGTTTTATTACTTTCGTGTTTTTTTCTTTTCGAGCTTTTCTTAAATCTACTCGAACATTTCCATAAACAGCGTCAGACACGTTACCTTCAAAAGCAGCTTTTAATTTGTCAGCGTGAAACAAAGAGTCATAGCCCTCAAAATCATCCTTATCTCCTACACCTGAAAGTTTTAAAAAACCTAATCCAGAAACATCTTCTTTTAATTCTTCTGGAGTTTCTAATTTTTTTTTGTTTGCCGTTTGTTTTAAAAGGTTAGCTTCAGCTTCTAGTCTTCTTCTAAATTGATTTTGTTCTTTTTCAAGAAGCTCTTTTGCAACTTTCTGTATTTCGTCAATTCGGTCGTTTTCCTTTAAAGTACCTTGCTCAACTTCCTGTTCTATTATTTTTGCTGCTTCTTTTAAAGCATCTCTTAAAACATCTTCTTTGTTGAGAAGAATATCAGCAGCTAATCCTTCTGCGCTTTTAAGCTGTCGTGTTTCCCAAGTAGGATCATCGGCTACAATATCTAAAGTTTGTTTTAATCTGCTTTTAATATTTTTATAAGATTCAGCAGTTTCTACCCAGTCAGTTTTATGTGCTTCAATCCAAGCGTCTTTTACTTGTTGTGGCGGTTTTTGAGTGCCATCTGTTTCTAGACTCATAAACTTAGCAACGCTTAATGTGTTGTCTTTTTCAAACGCAAGTAAAGCTCTTTCACCCAGTGAATCTTTTTCTTCGGGGGCGTAACCACCTCTGACTTGAACAGGAGTTAACGAGGCTGCTTTTAAACTATAATCGCTAATTGATTTTCTAGTTTTAGCCCATATATCAAAAGATACATCTGATTTTTTTGCAAGCCCTTCCCCTCTAATAAAACTTTGAACTTGATTACCAAGAACTTGAGTTAACATTCCATTTCCGTCCTTCTCTTTTTGTAGAGCTTCTATTGTATTCGTAATAAAAGATTCCAGTTCTTCTGGAGTTTCTTGTGTTTTTAATCTAAAAACTACATCTCTTAAATCTTTATCAAGTTCTATCGTTGCCCCTTTTATTTCATCCTCGGTTTCTGCAACTTTAAATTGATTTAGCTGTGTTATGGCTTCTATATAAGTTCCCTCAAATACGCTCCCTAAACTTGCTAAACTTTCTTCATCCGAGGAAGCTTTGGCTCTTCTTATTTTAGCAGAAAGAATAGAAGTAGACTTAGCCATATCTAAAGTTTGATTTATAGGTCTTCCTTCTACCTGTGCGCTTTCGGCTTGTTTTAAAAAAACTTCTGCTTCGCTCAAGCGTCCTCTGTTTATTAAAGTTTCAGTAAGATCAACAACAACTCCTTTACTAACTTCGTTTATTTGACTGTTACTCCATCCTCTTTCTTTTCCTTTTTGTTCTATTTCTGCAAAATATTTATTAGGAGCTATGTCTCCACTAAGCACTTTTAAAGCATCATTTCTTATAGTTTCTTTTAACGCTCCATCAAGATAAGCCTTCTGCTTCTTTTCGTATCCCTTTAAGGCTCCTGCCATTACCCTTGAAGAAAGCTCTCCTCCTAACAAATTACTTACCTGCGCTCCCCATTCTTTGTCTGCAAACTGCTGCTGTATCTCCATCGACAACGCACCTACGTCTTCTTGTACTAGAGCTTTTGCTTTGCTGATGCCATAACCATTTTTAATGTAGTCATCTAACTTGGCATCTATCTTATTTTCTAGGTCAGCATATTTCTGTACACCAACTGTCTCGTACCATCTCTTTGCAGAAGTTTGTTGGAATGCTTTTTGAAAACCTAAAGCTCCTAGTGGACCGCCATCGGGATCTGGAACTTTACCTGTAACGATGTCATCTAGCTGTTGTGCTGTTAATCCTTTTGCTGCATCTACTCCACGAAGTTGGTTTATGTTACTTGCTTGTCCTAAGATGTTACTAAACTGAGCAAGTGATCTTGAGAGTCTTAGGTAATTGTTATCTTTTGGAATACCTTGAACTACAGCTTGGTTAGTTCCTCCTATAGCCTGTATAGCAGGTGTAGCTGAAACTAATCCAGGTTGGTAGTTGCTCTGTTGTCTTTGGTTCTGTGCCATATTTTTATTAGCCTGTTGAAGATGGAGTTTTAGGTTTTACTAATCCTGCGTTGTACATAACACCATAATTACTTAGCCCTGTTTGTAATCCTTGTACGGCTGTTCCTAAGTAATCTGGTTGAGAAATTGGTTGGTTGATTCGAAGCATATTTCTACTAAAGCCTATCCCTGATTCGTTCAAAGCAAGCTGTCTGTTTACATCAGTCATTCGAGATTGCTGTAAAGAAGAGAACTCATATTCTGCTTGTCTTCTTGAGATGTCTCCAAGCAAAGCATTCACACTAAGACCACTTACTCCTGCCTCTCCTGCCGACACTGCTGCGGTTGACCTAGCTTCCATCGCTTGCCTAGAGGATTCTTGAAGCCTTTGGGATTCTCCTGCTGCTTCTTGTTGTTGCTGCGTTCTCATTGCAGAAACTTCAGCTAGGTATCTTTCTCGTTCTTGTCTTGAGGCTGCTGCTTGAGCATCTCGTTGTGCGCTTGCCTGTTGACTTTGCCCTATAAGAGAAGTTGCGCCTTGAGCTACTCCTAGTGCTATTGCTAGTGGACTACACATAATATTCGTCTATAACTTCGTTGTTGATTAAAATAAATTGGTAAAATGGTTCTCCCTTGATTGTTGTTTGTTGAATAAAACTAGCTCCTAACCACTCAAGCCATCTGACAGCAGGACGATTGTAACAATGTACAAAGTTACCTGCTGCTCCTCCTGTGATTTTAAGAAGCTCTTTTATCCAAAGCTTTGAGTGTTTTACTAGATCCCTTCTAGCTATCTTAGGAAACTCAGGTGTTCCAAGCATCCATATATAAGGAAACTCTTCGTCTTCTCCTATTCCAAACATAGCTAGAGGTGTGTTGTTTTTGTCTACGACTGTTAAAGTTGCCATGTCATATTCAAAAGCAGACATCAAGGCTTCTATTGGTTTCCTGCCAAAAGCCATGCACTCAATGTTGTCTATGTCTCTAAGCTTGTTTGCTAAATAGTCAGCGTGATCTGGATGTGCGTCTATGACATCTATGTTGTCGTATCTAACTATTAATCTATCAAACACGTTTGCTTCTTGAATGGATAAAGGATTCAAATTCTGCTGATTGGAAATTACTAGGTAAAGCTGAGTCGTTCACTATTTTTATTTGAGTATCTTTAGCAGCCGACATGATCGGAAAAGAAAACGAACCAGATTCAATAGGAGTAGTACCAATAGTAGTTGAACCTACGACTGTACTTGTAAAAGGATTAGTGTAGGTAGAACGAGCCTTTGGTGTTACCTCTACTTTGAATGCAGCGGTATTATCAAAGAACAACGTACCACCCTTTAAGAAATGCCTAGCAACTCCTGATGGGCTTTTTGATTGGTTTGCTGCTTGTTTAAAAACTTGTTCACTAAAGGTGTAGCTCATGGTGTACTTTATGCCTACCCAGACGTGTACGTTATTATATGCTGCGTCTACTGTTGCTGTTGTTCCGTCAACTGTGCAAGGTATTATGGCTCCTGCTTTAGTGCTTCCACCTTCTCTTGTGTAAATTTGTACTGTGTCAGAAGCTTCTGGTGTAAAAGGAAGAGTTACTGTGCTGCTTCCAGAAACAGTTCTATCTTGCCTCATGTCGAGATAAGTGTTGAATGTTGCTCCAGTATCTACAAGCTGCTCTTCCATAGGCATTACAAGTAGTTCTGTCTTGCCATTCTTAGTTGCAACTATATAAAGATCACTCTCAATAAACTCAAAGCCTCTTATATCAAAAGCAAAAGTAAACTGCGACCAACTTGATAAAACCTTCTGATCTCCGCTCCAGTAGTATTTATATACATACATACTCTTAGTGTCGGAAGAACTTACAAGACATATAAGGTTCTCGGTAGTTGACCCTGCCATGTCCATAATGTTTGAAGGGATATAGTGAGGTACGTGAGAAGTTATTTCTATAGAGTCGTAGGATTCTGTGTTGACGTTTGTACTGAACTCACGAACTCCTGAGAAGCTTCCTCTTGTAAAAGGAAAATAAATATAGCTACCAAGCTCAAGCGGTGTGTTAGATGTGTCAGTTTCGTAGTTAGTAATTGGTGTTATTGAAACAGTTTTGGGTGTCAACAAATCACCACCTTTTAAAACAAACTGACCACGTTCTCCAAACAGAATAAGGTTCTCTTGAAAACCTACTGCTGACTTTAGTTTGTTTACTTTTGTACTAGCTACGTCTACGTCTATTGGATCAGCATCAAGTAGTGAGCGAACTGTTGTTCTAAAGAAGTTAAAGTATTCCCCTGCTTCTGAAAGGATAACACTGCCTTTAGAAAGAAAGCCAAGCCTGTTTTTGTAGAAGAATATGTTTGAAATACTTCTATTGTAGAAAGAAGGAAAAGGATTTGTATCATCATCTCCGACTTGTTTATTCGTCCAAGCACAAGCTCCTAATGTAAAAGAATTTGGTCCTGTGTTGAGTAGTTTTTGAGGTAAGGTAGTAGGTTCTAAAGAAATAAACTCATCAAAGCCTACATCTTCTGCCCACCCTCCATCGCTTATGCCAGTTGTAGAACCATCATTAGTAACAAACTTAACATAGTAATCATCTTCTCCTGCTTCAGCATCTCCTCTGACTTTAATTTTAAAACCATCTGGCGCTACTTTTGGTAAGTCGGATATTGCTCCTACTTCTTTGTAAGCTACTCCAAGTGCTGTTCCAGACTTTGAATCTGATACAGTTATTTCAAAGGCGTTTCCATCTGCTCTTGATATTTCAAAAAGAGGATAGAGATAGCGAGAGGCTGTTCCTCCAGTATCGTAATCATCCGCAACTATTGTTTCGTTTGTTCCTGTTCCTATTCCTTCTACATCTCCTAAAGTAAACCCTCCATTTGAAGTTACATCATCTAAAGAATCCAATAACGCATCCCTTAACTTTTTAGCTATAAGACCTGCTTGAGAATTTACCCCTGTACCTGATCCTGCTGCATCGCCCGAACCATAAGAAGCTTTAAAGGTGTTACTTCCTTGTTTTATTTTTATGTTATATCTTGTTTTATAATCTCCCTGTTTAATAAAGATAAGAGCTTTGTTCGTTGCTGCTGAAGAAACGTGAGTTGCGCTTTTATCTGATGGGGAGGTTTTTCTTGCCACAGTTTTATCCGTGTTCAAAAGGAAAGTGTTATCGCCAACTGTAAGAGCTTTTATGTAGTCTATAGGTTTCTTAGAACCACTTAAATAAAGATAATCACTACTACCTATAGTAACAGAACTACTACCTCCAATAGTCACAGGGTATCCTCCTGCAATTAAATCAAAAGCTTGTATTGTGTTGTTGTTTATTATTACAACGTACCTCTCGTTTTTATCTCTGTTTATAAAATGTACAAAGGCTCCTTCAGCTATTGCAGAACTAATCAGATTCTTAAAGTATCTTGTGTTAGGTCTTTTCTTTAGTCCGTCGGCTACCGAAGAAAGTGCGTTGATTTGTTCCTCGCATTGTCCTTCAAACCGCATAGAGTCTGGCTGCTGACTAACCCCTTGAACGAGGTTGGGAAGAGAAGTATTTATAAGTGGCATAAATTAATAAAGAGAGATATTTCTGTTGATGCCTATTCTTGAAGCAGCATCGTAGTTGTCAAATATTGTTCTGTCTGAGTTGCCGTTGTCAGATGTTTCTAGGTTAGCTTTTGCAGCGAACTCATCACGAAGGATAAGTGCTTCAAGCTCTCTAGAACCAACAAGGCGAGACTGCAACGATCTACAAGCTCTAAGAGTTATGTATCTTCTAGCTTGTTCTGGTAACTCGTCCCATTCAAGAAGGAAAACAATAGTTACCTTTATGTCGTTATCAAAAGTTGTTGTTCTGTTTTTTCTGTCATACAACGACAAACCTCTCTGAACAAGATCCACGTTTTCAGTGCCGTCATGGTCTACTTGAAGAGTGTTTGTTGGTAAGGTTATTGCGCTGTTAACAGGTGAAAGAGTGTATTCCTCGACTGTATTAAAATGCCAACCCTCACTCTGTACTTCTCTGGAAGTTTCGTCAAGGATCGTCACAGCGTTAGCTGCGGATACAGGAAGTTCTGCTGTGTTTGATATGCTGTTTACAGGAGCTTCGCCAAGATAGCCAAGCATTGTATTAACAGCTTCAAGTTGTGTTGTGAGTGTTGCCATAAATTTAAATTAAAAGTTTATAAGAGAAGGGGCAGGGGACTAACTTAATAATCCCCCACCCGAACTCTGTGTTTATGATTTACGTAAGATTACAGACGAGCCTCTGCACACGCCTCTGGGCGAAGCACGTTGTGTCCCATAGCATATTTTGCTACGAACAGAGTACCTTGGTGAGCTACCGAATAATCGGACTCAGTTGCAAGGTCTAGTAACTTAACAGTTCCGATACCACTTGGGTGTCCTGCAAGGAAACCTGTATCAGAAAGATCAGCGTTGTAGCCGTCTCCGTCTAGTGTTCCATTGCTGTCGGAATCGTGAACAGCGTTGTTAACTCCAGTATTAGATCCAGAGTTATCATCGTTTTGTTCTTGAGCAGCAAGAGCGACTGCAACATCTACCAAGTGGTTTGACTTAAAGATGTTAAGTCCTGCAACCATAGGTATTCTACCTGTAGCAATATTACCTACACCACCTGCATCACGATTAGTTGCTAAAGATATAGCACTGTTATCAGATGTGATAAGTTTGTAATATTGAGTAGGAGTAAGAATAGCGAAACGAGAACCATCATCTGGCACATCATTTTCGTCTAACTTCCTAGCGATTGTATACAAAGCATCAATAATTTCTGGTGCTGTATCAAGAGCGGTTCCGTGGTTAGTTGACACTCCTGCTTTACCACCAGTGATGGTTGCAGTTTGTCTAGCTCCACCTGCAAGTGTCTTCATCGTTGCAATATCGAATCTCTTAGCAAGAGCCTTACCGAGTTCTTTAGCGTAAATGCTTCGAACATCATAGTGGTTCTTGAGTTCGTCAATATTCGCAATGAATGTAGAACTTACTAGAACGTCATCAATAGTGATTACTCTTTCAGCGTGTTTGATGTCACTGAGGTAAGAGTTTCCACTGTCAATTATCGATTGTCCAGGTGTGTGGTACTTAGCTGTTGCTGTACCTGTAACTGGGAACTGAGCGGATTTACCAGATGAGATAGTTCTGATTGTATGCAAGTCCTTCATTACGTTGAACTCGTCAAATGTTGTCAGAATCTCATTGGCAAACACCTTGAGAAACAAAGCATCTTTATCAGAAGCTCCGTTGATTGCACCTAACCTTGAGGGTGCTGTATTTCCATTAGCCATAATTTAATATGTCCTTTCTTTTTTATTTTAGTTTGTTGTTTGTTGTTTGTTTGGGTTAGAACAACTCACTACAAGTTAAAACAAAAAGACCTATGTGGTGTTCTTGATTGATTGTCCCTCGCAAGGGGTCGCACTTAAACAAACCTTTTGGTTCATTTTGCGTCTTTGTTGTGTGTTGAAAATTACTTAGAAGGTTCGTGTTCTAGATCATTCACGTACCTCAGTATCTCTCCTATTGTTTCCTTTTCGCTCGTTGTGAACGAATGGGCTTTCAGTTTCGAGATAAAGTAAGGGATCTTTGTCGGGGGCGGTGTAGGGTTTAGGAGAGAACATCCACTCATCAATGAGATCATCATTAGCATTGCGCTGCTTCTTATAAACTTCCTTTTCATACGCCTCTACAACTTTGTAAAACATCTCGCCAATCTTAGGAAAGTTAATCAGCAAGCTGACGAGAAGTTTTACAATCATATTTATTCTTTAGGTTTTGCTTTACCTACGTTAAGCGCAAGCCAGTTAACTACTTTAGCAAGTATTGAAGTAACTTTGTTGTCTGTCTTATTTGGTGTAAGAACACTTATAAAACTTGCAAGCGTTACTGTTGCTGTTGCAATAGCTATAAGCTCTGCGCTGTTCTCTGTGATGTATGTTATCATTTTTATATATTAGTTGATACTGAAATTCTGTTCTCAACCTCTGCTCTGTAAGCAGGATCGATGTTATATCTTCTGTCCTTCATTGCTTCTGTTATCTGTGCAACGCTGTTAAAAGGTGTTATAGCTGATTTTGAAGTCCCTCCCTTTGCGATATTCATGGACGTACCCCCACCTTCATTCAAATATCGTGCGTATAAGCCCTTAACTGCCATCTTTGCAGCCTCTTGTGAGCCTGTTGACACTAAATTATCAAAGCTTTCTATCTCTTCTGGAGGCAACGAACTACTCGCCCACTCAACCATCGAGTCATAATTTTCTTGTCCTCCAACTGAGTTTGTTATTGTAGCTGCTTCTGCTTCACTTGTAGCTTGCTGTCCTTTTACATAAGCTTCTACAAACTCTCTAGGAATGCCATTCTCTTCAAGAGCTTTAAAGTTGTCTTCAGTTAGCTCTCCGTTTTCGTAAAAAGAATCACTGGCTTCTTGGATTGCGTCAGAAACATTTGGTGTCTTATTCTCTTCCCCTTCCGTTTCTTTGGGTTTGCTTTCTTTGCCTCGCTCCTTTTCCAATTCGCTGTAGGCTTTTGCGAGGTCTTCTGGGGTTTTGAACTTTTCTGGAAGCCACTCAGGTTTTTCTTCTGGTGGTTGTTCTTCACTTACTATCTCTTCTTCTTCTTGTCCAGAAAGCTCTGGTTGTTCTGCTTCCGTCTGATTTGCTTTCGCTGCTTCTTGCTGTTCCAGTTGCTCCTCTAGGGTCATCTGTTCTCCCTCGACTGGTTCGTTTATTTCTGTTCTTTCGACTGCCATGTTTATTATCTCCCATTAATGGTTGTGTTTTATTCGGTTGGTTGCTCTTGTTGAGCAAGTGATTGGTCAGAAGCAGCTTTAATACCTGCAGGTCCAAGCTTCTCAGCCATAGCAGCCATCTGCGCTTGTTGTTGTTCTTGAGCTATCTCTTCTTGAGTCTTTATAAGCCCTGCTGTTTTAATTCCAAGACTAGTCGCTCTTCTTTTAAAATACTCATCTATGTTTACATAAGCAGCTACCGCATCTGGCCCTACTACTTGTGCTGCTCCTGCAAGAAACGCATCAAGCTTTTGTAGATCATGTCCTCTTCCAAGAGCCTCGATGCCTGTAACAATGACAGGGTTCACTAGATCCTTTGGAAGCTTTGGCATATTCTTCTTCTTTTGCATAACACCCATAAGTCTGTTTACGAGTGGTAGCTGTAGTTCATTACTAAGAAGCGAATACAAACCACCAAGGGCTGACTCAAGTTCCATAGAAATCATCCGAACTTCTTCTGCTGTGACTCTTTCAGCGTTACGAATACTACTAGAAGTAAGTAGAAAGCTTTGTCCAAGTCTGTCTTTGATTGTGTTGATTGTTTCAGCAGCTACTCGGAAATCATTGAACTTGTTTAGTTGTAACGTTGAAACATCAGCAGCGTTTCCTTGGACAATAGATCCGTTAGGGCTGTCTGATAATTGCTTTGATCTTGTTGTTCCGTTTGGATTAACTAAGAAAAGAACCTTTGCTGCTGCTGCGCTTCCTTCAACGATGGCTCTAGTGAGAGCTTCAAGCGACTGTAGGTCACCAAGGTATTCTTCTACATAACCCCTGCCATAAGCCTCTCCATCAACACGAGAGAACCTAAGAGGAATGTAGGGTGACTTATCAAGAGGAATAGTACCTCCGTTGTCGGGCAATAAAGTACCATTAACATCCTGCTTGATAAGCCACTTATCCCCATGTCTACAAATAGCGGTGTATAAATTTACTGTGTCTTCTGCACCTGCCGTGCTGTTCTGTGATTTTCCTATGACTTCTTTTATTTCGTCATCAAGAGCTGCATAACTGATAGTCTCTTTTGTGGCAATGTAAAGAACATTACCCATAGGATCACGCTCTACAACATACCTATCTACACGAAACACACGCATACCGCCTTCTTCTGGCATATACAATAAAGCGTTTCCAGTAACGATGAGTTGCTTGAGGGCTTCGTGGACTGCTATTCTGTATCTCTCTGTAGCAATCTCATCCATCACTGTGTCTTCTACTTTTCTTAAAGCAGAATCTATCTCACTGACTACCTCTTCTGGTGCGCCTTCTTGTTGTAGTTTGTTTGTGTCAACTTGAAGACGAAAGAAGGGAGCGTTAGGCGGTAGTAGTGCTAATAAAAGTTTTGAAGCTAGATTATTAACTCCTCTTGCTCCTATGCCTTGGAAGGGAGTATTTAGTCGGGAGTTAGTACCAAAGCCTTCTTCAGTAAGAAGATAAGGTAAGGTTAGCTTTGCAGCTTGTCTTCCTCTTTGAAGGTAACTATCTCTGTTTCCTTCGAGCTTAGTATAAAGCTGCTCTGCTGTTTCTTTGTAATCGTAGTTCATATAAAATTAGTCTATAAAATTGTTCGGAATAAAATGTCCATTGATAACGGTAAATACGTGCTGCCCTGATTGAGTGAGCGGAAGAGTGACATCATGCCCATTACCATCTTCTCGTGTTGTTGAAAGACCATGCGAATTTGCATAGTCCATTGCTTCGTGGACATTTGAAAAAGTTAGAAGACACTCGGTCATTTCCATTGGTGCG